TCGTTTCGCCGTAATTTTCAGCAAACGATCCGGGGATGCAAAAAATAACGTTGACTCATAACGTCATATCAGTAGAATGCAACGCATCGAACGGCGGCACAGCAAGCCGGACGATAATGAAATCAAGTGGTTAGACATTTACTTGATGACATGCGGGAATAGCTCAGTTGGTAGAGCACGACCTTGCCAAGGTCGGGGTCGCGAGTTCGAGTCTCGTTTCCCGCTCCAGATTAAAGACATGCGCAACAGCGGGTGTCAGTTTGAAAAGTTTTACGGCGCGTTAGCAAAGCGGTTATGTAGCGGATTGCAAATCCGTCTAGTCCGGTTCGACTCCGGAACGCGCCTCCACTTTCTTCCCTGGCCGGATGGTGGAATCGGTAGACACAAGGGATTTAAAATCCCTCGGCGTTCGCGCTGTGTGGGTTCAAGTCCCACTCCGGCTACCATGGGAAAAGTAGAATAAAATCAATGATAAGCAGTGTCGTATAAACCACCGAAAGGTGGTTTTTTATTGCCTGTTTTTCGCCATTCGCCATTGTTTCGCCATTCGACTTCGCCACAGAAAGAGGGCATTACTGCCCCCCCAACCACCGGCACAACAGAAATTTTTCGGTTGTATCTCGCCGTTTGAGATGCGTTTTTATGACCTGAAATTTCCTGCTTTTCCTGAAGAGTTCCCTCAAGATCAGATATCCCCTTGGCTTTTAGATCGTGGAATGTGAAATTGAATTCGAGCTCAGGAAATTTTTCAGCAGCTACCTTTTTGGCCTTCATCCACTGAGCATTAAAAGCATCACGTGTATAACGAGAACCAGACTGCTGGTGGATTACGTAAAGGCTAACCATGCCACTATTCAACGGAAGTGAATCTGCCATGGTGATCGCATTCGATAGGCGTACTGTCCAGGCTTTAATTTGACTCACTGCAGTCTTGCTTTGCTGAATTAGAATACCTTCATCAAGTATCTGGCTCTTTTTAAGGTCCAGGATGTCACCCTGACGTGCGCAGCATAAATAGGCCAACTCCATGGCAATCTTCACTGGTACTGACGAAACGCTGAATAGTGCATCATATTCTTTGTCCGTGACGTAACGCGTGCGCGCTTGCTCCTTAAATTGCTTCACACCTTGGCATGGATTCATCTTCACTTTGCCACGCTCATATGCCCACCTGAACACCCTCGACATAAACGCTTTCTCTCGGTTCGCCTGAACCCTACTCTTAACCCCTCTCTTATCCATATACTTTCTGATGTGCTCCGGCTTGATGTTCTCTGGTTTCATTTTGCCGAAAACGACATTTACCTTTGAACCGTATTTCCGGTAATCCTTTCTGGTTTCTGTTGCCAGCTCATGGAAGTCACCAGAGTTAAAAAACTCTTCGCATAAAGCATGGAAGTTTGAACCTACCTTGATATCGTTGATGAAGTTTTCATAGGCAGCCCAAACCTGAGACTTAGAGAGATCGTGGTTGCACAATCTCACTGTTCTCCCGTCAGGCGTTCTGAACTCATATGCTGATTTTCCCCGGCGAACGCGGGGCGGCATCCAGTTATCATCTGGGTTTTTGCGGATTCTGGGCATTACATGTCCTTAAAGTTTGGTTCTTCTTCCTCTGGATTGTTCACTACCAACTTCAGGCCAGCAGGGTTAGTTACATGATCCCATGTAGTTCCAGGTCTGCCGTCTTTTCGTGGCACGAAAAATACGCCGCTTTCTTTCAGCGCTCGGCACTGAAGGGAAGGGCGACGATAACCAGTAAGCTGATAGAGGTCATCAGGGGTAAGAAAACGTTGGCTTTGTCCGCTCATCGTATAGCTCTCCACTTAACCGGCTGCACCCGGCTATCTCTTATAGAAAATGCAAGATGAGCAACCACCACGGAGCCCATCATTGCAGGTACGACATCTTTTTGTTTCGGTGTAATAGAGCTGGTGGACCATCTCCTTCGGTATGAGAACCGGCATCGGCACGCGGATAACTTGCTTTTTGAGCCTGTCGATTTCACCGGCCAGATCAAGCATGCGGGAGCGGCAATCCTCTGCCTCCTCTCGCCACCAGGCCACGTCTGCTTTAAGGCGGCGCAAGCGCCGCTGTTTTAGTTTGCTCACCATGGTAGCCACCCAATACCCTGAAGTGCGCCGATGACCAGCAGCACGAACATCACGAAGTCGAATGGGTTAGGCATCACTCATCATCCTCATCCCAATCATCGTCGTTATCGTCAACTGCTAACAAAAGCGGGTTAGTAGCTTTGCTTATCTGGCTTGCATATCCTTTGCGTCCAAGATTTCTCAGCACGTTGTACATCTCGAACATCTCAGTGCGTTCATCGCCAAGATCCAATTCACAGGCCAGTGTGTGACACTCTTTAGCAAGAGCGGCTAACTTTTGGAGGAATTCTGCTTTACTCACGGCTTCACCTCCTGCTGCGGTGCTGCTGCGAGTGCGAACCTGACCCCAAGGCGAATATCATCGAACTCAATATCTCCACTTATTTCGTTGTGTCGGAAAGCCACGCTCAGAAATTCCAGGCATTGCTCGTTAGTCCACTCGCGCAACGTTGTTGCCTGCACGGGTTCGGCACCCTGAAGCATGGCGGCGCGGCGTAACTTGGCTGGTACGTCAGCCCATACCCCGGCACCAGACCTGTCTTTGTTGCTGAGCAGGTCTTCTATCGCAGATGCTGCCATGTGAAGCAGGTCTTCATCAGGCACAGATACCGGCGCTGGAGGGGCGGTGTAAACGGCGATGTGTGTTGAGATATCTCGATAGGCTTCACGGTCATTAGACAACCCGCAACTTCCTGTTTTCTCATATGCCGATTTATGCACATATCCATATGGCTCCGCTTCGAGCGATGCCAGCGCGATACGCGCCAGCGCCGAAGCCTCACCACATTGAACGTGGTCAGTTTCGATAATTTGCTGTAACTGCTCTTTGGTGAACTCTTTGGTAATAGTGCTCATGGGCGAATCTCCGTTCTTCCGCCAAGTAAGCGAATTGCCACTCTTTCCCGCAAGGTAAGCGGTCGATGGTGTCCGCGGGCATTAACAATTTCAGGCTTGCCATTAGGCGGATAATTGACCCTGACCGATTGACCATCCAGCGCGTGAGAGGCTTCTAGCAATGCTGACTTTAAGTGCGCAGGGCACTCTTTCTGCACCTTTTCACCGTCTGAAATTACACCTGCAATGCCCTGAAGCATGCTGGCTAAATTGCTGAGATAATTTTTCATGCTCACTCTCCTTTTCCGGCTGCGGCGGTCATCTTGATGCCATGCTTGGATAGCTCTTGGTTTACAGAATCAATATGGCAATAAGCACCACTTTTGAACGGAGAGCCTTGCTTGAAGTCGAAGAACGAATATGGCGGCAGATTGATTTCACGCGCCTCCAGCTCAGCAATCCTCTTGTCTTTGGCTTCCGGCTCATCCAGCAGCGCCAGCACGGTGGCCGGGGTTAGAAACTCATTGAATTCATCGCGGTCATAACCCCAACTATCGGATGCTGCTCTCTCCGCCGCTTCACGCAGCGCCTGTTTGTTGAGTGCTGTCATTGGGCGGCCTCCGGTTTGAATCTGCGCACAGAGAGAACAGGGCATTTGGTAACACCGCCTTCTTTCTCCCACCGTAGTAGCGGGAATCGATATGCTTCAAAGTTAATCCCAGCAGAGTGATCGCCCTGGAAGCATTTCTTACCAACTACCCACACATTTTCGAATCGTCGATTAAGACGAATTGCGGTCCTCCATCCGAATGCTGCGCCTGCACTAACGGCTGCGGTTTTTGTCGGAAAAGTTGGCACAGGTGACACAATCTCATCAACTCGCACGCTCATGTGGCAATCATCGACATAGCTAATTGAATCGCTCATGACTGCACTCCTTTGCGAAGCTGGGCGGCGAAGTCACCGCAGATAGTTGCTGCTTCATCAAGCCCGACCATTTCATCCTGATAGCAATTAACAATTGCGTTGCTAATTTTCAGGCAAACTTCATCTACTGCGGCGGCCCGCACTTCAGCCAGGAAAGCGTCCGTCGCCGTGGTGTCTTTAAGCACAGCAGTTGCAGCAATATTGCGCATATAATCGCGCTCGCCGTTTGAGCCATATGCAACAGCGTAAGGCACCACTTCCCCGGTGCTTCTTAGAGTTACTTGGGGAAAATCATTCCACATCGAAACTCGTTCACAAGCCGCCTTCAGCCCCGCATTCTCCGCAGCCAGCGCCGCAGCATCATTTCGAACCTTACACAGTTCAAGAACAGCAACCTGAACTGCATAAGCGAACATAGCGGAAGGGCGTTTACAATCGGTCTCAGCATCGCGCTGCATGTTGACTGCAACAGTCATCAGTTCATTCAGCTGTTCGCTTGTCATCGGTTTATTGGCTTTCATGATTCTTTTCCTGCTGCAGTTTGTGTTGCTTAACGAAGTGGGCCACAGCCTTTGACTGGCTAGCGGCAATGGTTTTGTCACCCATGTCCAGCCAAACGGTTTTTCCGCGATACAGTGAGGCCCGACCAATATCTTTACCATCGAGCATCACATACAGAGTTCGTCCGCGAATTTCTGTGGTCGGGACTGGCTGTGACAAGCGATACGTTTCACGCGCTTCAGCAATGGCTTTGTGCTCGTCGATAATTGCCAGTGCTTCCGCCAGCGCCGCACCTTCAAGAGTGAAAACACCTTCATCACTGATTGCAGCCTGAGCCATAAGCTCAACGAACCGGCGCGCGTTCTTGATGCTCAGTTCGGGGGCGACAGAACTGCGGGTAACTTTCGATTTCCCCTGGGCAGCAGCGACTGCTTTGTCATGCTGGAGAACTTCGCCAGCCTGTTCGCCATACTCGCGGACACGGTCCACAGCAACGTCAACAGATACTGCACCGGATTTAACTTCCCGCTGCACGTCATGGCTTGCTGTGCTGAGGAGTAATAACTTCTCGACGGTGGCCACGGACTTATTAACCAGCTTTGCAATTTCGCTGGTGGTCTGGTTGAAGGCGTTATGCAGCTCCTGAATAACTGCAGCCTGCTCCATATCTGAGAGCGGCAGCTGGTTGTTACTGGTCATGATGCGCGCCAGGCGCTGAACATCGTTACCGTTGAACGGCATGATGTGAATGCGGTCCACTGGCTTGCCAGCTTCAGCGCAGCGCGCATAGCAACGACGGCGGCGGTGACCTTCAACAACCCACACACCACCATCATCACGGGCGATAACTTCCAGCGGTGGGACTGAACCACCGTTCATCAGATAGTTGAACAGGTCATCATCAGCCTGGCGGGTGCGTTCATCGTCTTCACGCTTGTTGAAACCTTCACGAACGTGGATATCTGAAAGAGCGATAAACATCCCGGTATCGGTGCGCTTAATTACACCGGACTTGGTCATTTGCTTGAATGAGTTAGCCATTAGAGAACAACCTCGCTATTCATGGAAATGACCACATGAGATAGCTCACGCAATTCTCGCTGAGCTTCCAGCAGATGCATGTTGGTAGGCGTTTTGGTATGGCGCTCTTCGATGCGGTCGCACTCTTTGGCCCAACTGGCAACGTCCTCACGCAGGGTGGCGTTCTGCTCAGCCAGTTCCTTCCGCTGTGCCAACGCCTCACAAAGCGCGACGCTGGTATAGTCAAGGCGGTTAGCCAGTTCGTTAACCATCCAACCATAAGCGGCAGGAAGGAGAGGGGCGGCCTTACGAGCTGCGTCGATAAGCTGCTCTCTGGTCATGCGTGGTTGTAACTCGGTGACGTTCTGTGTGTTCGTCATGGTTAGTTTCTCCGTGTTATAAGCGCTCTGCACAGCGCTGATTTCGTGGCCTTACAACTTAGAAGAGGCCGCCTTGGTCTTTAGGGGAGGTACGTTTTCTCCGGGTAACTTCAGCTTTAGAAACCTGTTTATCTGCCCAGGCTTTCGCATGCCTTAATACATCATCGAAAATCGCGCCTTTTTTACTGGCTTGTGACATGCGCTTATATAAATCAATTGCTTGCCACGCCCCCCCTGAGCCACCGAAGAGGAAAAGCCTTGTTTTATCAGCTGTTCCCTCACGTTTTTCTCAATAAATTCGAGGTGGTTCATCAGTCCTCCAGTGGAAACATCCGCTGAATTTTGGTTGCACGAATCCCTCGCCATTTGGCGACAAAAAATAAAGGGGTTTCGTTTTAGTAAGCACCCAACCAGGGCACTTAGTGAAACGGGCGGCTGCCACCGCCAGTTAGCTTCTCCACAATTGGGAGCGCGTTCCCCTGAGTTGATTTAACGACTGAGACCTCTCAAGGAACTGGCTGAACGCGCTTTCAGTTGTGAAAAGGGGCGGTCGACATTAATGACATTCACAACTGCCGACCGCCAAGACTACACACAGCATCTGGTACAGCTACTACGGTTTACACAACTGGAAGCGCACTCCGTTCGTTTACTTACCTGTCATCCACAACCGATAGTTGATGGAGTGCGCTTTCATGTTATGTGCCGGGATTCCACCGGCTCCCATCTGTTTTTTAAGCCACTCAGATATCGTCTGGGCTGTCACCTGATCGCCACGCTGGTGAAACGTCTCTGGCTGTCGTACACAACTGGCTTGCACATTCCGGCTACCCGCTGGATCTGGATATTGTCTTGCAAGGAATCCCCGGACCGCTGCGGCACATGTGCCATATACCGTACTGCTTACTACCACACCGGCGCGGGTAACTGTCAGTACCCGTGGTGTGATTTAAATGTACCTTTAGTTACCTTTATGGTCAAGCGGTGAATGTATTTTTTGTTACCTTAAGGGGCGAAAAAAATGCCAGAAGGATATCTGGCATTGGAAATGAATAACTTAGATGTTCTGAGTTATCTGAACTACCTTACCCACAATTCGGCAGTTTCCATCTATTTGGATAGGTTTAAATGCAGGATTTAGGGGCATTAAGTACGCGTAAGGGCTATCCCAGACAAGCTTTTTGACCGTTGCTTCAGCTGATCCATCAAGTATCGCCACCACAATTTTTCCATAAAGGTCATCAAGCTGGCCATAATGAGGCTCAACAATAACGATCGAACCTTCTGGAATGGAAGGTAGGCCGTGAGGGTTGGTCATTGACTCACCGCGAACTACCAGGCCGAATACTTCATCAGAAACATTTGCAGTGGTTTGTGTCCATGAAATCACATCAGAAAGCCTTGAGCATGCATAAGTATCAGTCCACATCCCGGCCTGAACAGCTGAGATAATAGGTACTGCCGTTGGTGGCTTAAGGAACGGAACAACTTTAGTATCGTCCTGAGTTTCCTCACCTTGACCGTAAAGAATCCATTCTGGAGTTGTCTGCAGCGCCATTGCCAGCTGGTGGAGGTTCTCACCATCAGGCTTGGTTGTACCGTTCTCCCATTTAGTCACGGAAACACGGCTGACGCCCAAGCGTTTAGCTAGGGTCTGCTGCGTTATGTCGAGCTGAACTCGACGGGATCTTATTCGGTCTTTCATCTCTGTTTTCATGTAACCAATGTTACATTGATTCCTTGTAACTGTTGTTTGCTATTTGATGTACCTTTTGTTACCTTTAAGGCGTGAGTTAATCAGGAGGAACCATGCGTAAATCAGAAGTCATTGAGCACTTCGGCGGTGTATCAAAAACTGCAAGTGTTCTTGGGATTTCCCACCCGGCAGTTTGCCGCTGGGGTGAAGTAATCCCACAAAAGCAAGCGTTCGTCATCGAGCGAATTACGAAAGGCAAGCTTAAGTACGATGCGAGCCTTTATCAAAAGGCTACAGATTCAGCTGCTTGAAAGTAACTACAAAAGGAAAATCAACATGGTAGAGCCAAGCCTGAAAGAAGTAGTGAAAGCGATGTGTAAAGCGTACCCCGGAGGCCGTGAGGCTATGGCCGGTGCTCTCGGCATGTCAGTGACGCAATTTAACAACAACCTGTACGAGAAGAACGGCTGCCGCTTTTTCGAAGTGAACGAGCTGGAAGCGATGGAGGACATTTCAAACACGTCTCTCCTGGCTGATTACTTCGCGCAACGTCGCGGCGCTCTGCTGGTGGACGTTCCGCAACTGGAAGATCTTGACCGTGTCGATCTGTTTACCCGCGCCATGAGAACTGCAGCAGCACGCGGACAGGTCGATCAGATTATCCAGAAAGCCCTGGAAGATGGAGTGATTGAACCTCATGAAGCTGAAGAGATTCACGAACATCACCGCCGTCACCTGGCTGCGCGTGAAGAAGAAATCCGCGCGATTGTCGCGCTGTTTAGCCGTAAGAAAAGCCAAAAGAAGTGACGCCCGCGAGTGTGCAGCTCCGGGCGTCGTGGCGTGTCGTATTCAGTGGAGAAACTAACGCATGAACAGTTTAAACCGATTGAGACCAGCGAAGCAATTCAGATGCCTTCCACTGGTGGGAAAAGATTCCCCGTTCGGCTATGTGGAGAGATTAAACGACCAGGCTGGCGTGAACAACTACCAGCCAGAGAACGCGATGGTAGAGGCTTTTGCTCAGATGAACGAGAAGGGGCGTGAAGAATGGCTGAAGTTAACCGGCGATTCAAAGACCACTACGGCGTCCCGGTCCGCGTCATCAGATGGGAGCCAGAGACTCGACGCGTTATATACCTTCGCGAAGGGTACGATCATGAGTGCTTCAGCCCTCTTGAACAATTCCAGCGTAAATTTACAGAGTTAAAGGACGACCATGAGCCTGTTGATGCCATCCCGGCCGATAGTGATAAACCCTGACCTTGCTTACAGCATTGGCCTGAACGAGGCTATTGCGTTGCAGCAGGTTAACTACTGGCTTAAAGAAACCACCTCCGGACTGGAGCGTGACGGCGTGCGCTGGATTTACAACACCAACGAGCAGTGGCTGGAGCAGTTCCCGTTCTGGTCTGAGTCTACGCTGAAGCGCACATTCACCCGCCTGAAGCAGCTCGGCGTGCTCAAAGTTGAGCAGCTGAACAAGTCTCAGCGCGACATGACGAACTACTACACGATCAACTACGAGAGCGAGCTTTTAGATGAGGTCAAAGTGACCAAATCGAAGAGTTCAAAATGCACTCTTCCATCAGGTCAAAATGAACCGATGGAAGAGGTCAAAGTGGCACGCTCCATCGGGTCAAAACGAACCGCTCTCATCAGGTCAAAATGCACTGATGTTCTTACAGAGAATACAACAGAGAATACTACAGATATTAAAAACCCTATTTGTCCGGTTGCGCCGCAACCAGACGGTGATGTGTTGATCACCGATCAGGCTAAACAGGTTTTAACCCATCTGAACCAGGTGACCAGTTCGCGTTATCAGGTTTCAACAACCTCGCTGCAAAATATTCGTGCCCGAATCGGGGAGGGCTACACCGTTGAAGAATTGTCGCTGGTGGTGGACTACTGCAACGCCAAGTGGAGCGAAGACCTGACGATGGCGGCCTACCTTCGACCACAGACGCTTTTCCAGCCGTCCAAGTTCCCTGGCTACCTGAAGTCAGCGAACAGTTGGGCCAAAGCTGGGCGACCTCCTCGCGTAAACGGAGAGTGGGTCCGTGAAGATGGGGTTTTCCGCTCCAGTTTCCAGAACACTGACTACAGCAAAGTCCCGGCAGGATTCAGAGGAGCTAACTCATGAGCCTCTTGAAAGACATTCAGATTTTCATCGCCGCTAACCCTGGCTTAACGAACAAAGAGATTGCGGCATCAATGCCACAGTACGACGTTCATGCTGTTCAGCGCGGGGTATGCCACCTGGTCAAACTGAATCGCGCTACCCGCCAGCACAACGGCAAGTGCTACCAGTATTTTGCTAAAGCGCCGGGTGGGGATGTGAGCGAAGGGCGTTCTGCACTGAAAATTAACCGAGCTGACGCACCAGCTGTATCAGAACAGGAAGCCGCACCGAACCCGGCAGTAACCGCGATGATGGAAAAAGCTCAAGGCCTGTTTGAGAAGGGGCTCTTCCAGCGTGCGGCTACGGTTCTGATGGAAGCATTCAACCGCTCAAAAGACGAAGAGCTGCGAATGAAGATACTGATTGAGCGCCAGCGTTGCCTGAGCATGGTACCGAAAGTCAAAACGCCTACTGACGCATGGTGTCTGGCAGGTCAGTGGAGGAATATCTGATGAAATACTCTCTGATTTACGCAGATCCAGCCTGGGAATACGGGAACACTGTCAGCAACGGTGCGGCCACCAACCACTACGGCACGATGAAGCTTATCGACATGAAGCGTCTTCCTGTGTGGGACCTGGCTGCAGATGATGCAGTTCTGGCTATGTGGTTCACCGGCACACATACCCGCGAAGCGATTGAACTGGCTGAAGCATGGGGCTTTAAGGTCCGCACGATGAAGGGCTTTACCTGGGTGAAGTTCAACCCTCTTGCAGAACAGCACATCAACAGAGCTCTTCAGGGTGGTGGAGTAGAGGACTTTTACGACCTCCTCGACCTGCTAAACACCCAGACCCGCATGAACGGCGGCAACTACACCCGAGCCAATACCGAAGACATGTTGATCGCCACCAGGGGGAGCGGACTGGAACGCCAGTGCGCGAGCATCAAGCAGGTTATCTACAGCCCACTGGGCAAGCACAGCCAGAAGCCAGCAGAGGCGCGCTTCCGCCTGGAGAAGCTTTACGGTGACGTTCCGCGCATCGAACTCTTCAGCCGCTGCGGTGCACCTGGCTGGGACCACTGGGGTAATCAGGCCGAGTCGGCTGCGGTTGAATTGATTTCCGGTGTTGCTGTTCCGGTGACAAATAACCGGGAGCATGCAGCATGAAGAAGCTATCAACCGAGCAGGAGAACGCGGTTCGTGACGTTGCCCGTCAATGCTCCGATGCCATTAAGAAAGCCCTGAAGAAAAAGCCGAAGCCAAGCTGGAACGTCGTTGTACCTCCGATCCTGAAGGAGTACCACGAGAAGGTTAAACCGATGGGCGTAAGCCTGGTGATGTTCAACAGCGTAATCGGGCGCCTGAACGGGCGTTATGGAGTCGAGTCATGATCGAATTAACGCCGCGCCAAAGTGAAGTATATGAAGCTATCAAGGTTCACATCGAAAGGGTTGGCTTCCCACCAACATTGTCCGAACTTGCTGAACTGATTGGTTGCTCATCGCAGAACGCTGCTGCTGAGCATGTGAAGGCGCTAAAGAAAAAAGGTTACCTATCCATTGCTCCTGGCGCTGCCAGGGGCATTACCGTCGTCAAAACAGAACTGGATGCTGATCCGGTAGCGATCATTAAAGGTCTGTTATCCGGTGGAGACAAGGCAAGAGTTAACGCTGTTGAATGGCTGAAAAAACAGGGAGTGACTTTATGAAACTGGTGCTCCCATTCCCGCCGAGCGTAAACACCTACTGGCGAGCCCCGAATAAGGGGCCGTTAAAAGGCCGCCATCTTATCAGTGAGAAAGGCAGGGCATATCAGAGTGCGGCATGTGCAGCGATTATTGAGCAGCTGCGTTGCCTTCCAAAACCATCATCGTCACCAGCTGCGGTGGAGATACTTCTCTTTCCACCAGATGCACGCCGCCGCGACATCGACAATTACAACAAGGCTCTCTTTGACGCGCTTACTCACGCTGGCATCTGGGAGGATGACAGTCAGGTGCAGAGAATGCTGGTGGAGTGGGGGCCGAAAGTACCTGGTGGACGAGTAGAGATATCGATCAAGAAACATGAACCTCTGGCGGGTGCAGCCGCCTGATAAGTGGAGAAGAGCATGAATCAGATGAATATCACCGTAATGTGTCCGACTCACCACGCCGCAGCGATGGGGCAGCAAATAACGATGTCCAGCCGTGAGATTGCAAAGCTGGTCGACTCACGCCACAGCAACGTATGTGTGACCATCGAGCGCCTCATGAATTCTGGCGTAATTGGGGGGTATGCTGCATTGCAGTACACCCACCCTCAGAACCAGCAGGTTTACCACTACTACGAAGTTAACAAGCGAGACAGCTATGTGATCGTCGCGCAGCTGTGCCCGGAGTTTACCGCCCGTCTGGTTGACCGCTGGCAGGAACTGGAGAGCGGGGCAGGGATGGTGGTACCACAAACACTACCTGAAGCACTTCGCCTCGCTGCCGACCTTGCCGAACAGAAGCAACGCCTGAGTGAAGAACTGGCCATAGCAGCGCCTAAGGCTGAATTTGTTGATCGTTATGTCAAAGCCACTGGCTCAATGACGTTCCGGCAGGTTGCCAAGCTCCTTAACGCCAAAGAACCCGAGTTCGCAATGTTCCTCATTGAGAACGGCATCATGTACCGGTTAAACCGTGTTCTTACACCAAAGAGCAAGCACATCGAAGCAGGGCGATTCGAAGTTAAGACAGGGACCACCAACCAGACTAACTACGCATTCAATCAGTCACGCTTTACTGCAAAGGGCGTGCGCTGGATTGGCGGCTTGTGGGCTGAACATATTGCTAAGGGGCAAATTGCGTGAGAGCCATACTGACACCTGAAGTCGCGCCATTGTCCGGGGTGGTGCTGTTTCGTCCTGGTAACGAATTGTTGTGGCTGTTTCGTCGTGGCCGGGTGGTGATTGAAACGCCTTCCGAAGCAATCAAGCACCTGCCATCTGGACTGATTCCTGAAGCGCACCAGCCACTGACGGATGATGTCAGTGTGCAGGAGCTTTTCCTGAATGAGAGAGTTATTCAGCGTGCTGGTGGACTGAGTGGCCTTGATGCCTGGCTGGAACGTAAATTCGAATGCCAGTGGCCGCACAACGAATGGCACTCAAAGGACTTCACTCTGCTACGCCACGCCCCCGGCAGCATTCGCCTGTGCTGGTCATGTGATAACCAACTGCGTGAACAAACTACTGAAAGACTGGCAGGAATTGCCATGCAGAACCTGGTAAAATGGCTGCTCGAAAGGGTGAATATCATGCTGGGTTTCAGCGCTGACCACACCCTGACGCTGCCGGAGTTTTGCTGGTGGATGGTACGTAACGATCTGGCTGACCTGATTCCTGAATCAGTTGCTAACCAGGCGCTCCGGATTAAGCCTGAATCGCACACCTCAGTGATGCGGGAAAGCGATATTGTTCCGTCATTACCGGCAACTGAAATCCTCCAGGAGAAAGTTAAGAAGATAGTCTCGGTGAAGGTCGATCCTGAATCACCGGAATCTTTCATGCTGAGGCCAAAGCGCCGCCGCTGGGAGAACGAGAAGTACACCCGCTGGGTGAAGTCGCAGCAGTGCAGTTGCTGCAATAACCCGGCAGACGACCCCCACCACCTGATTGGCCACGGGCAGGGTGGAATGGGTACCAAAGCGCATGACCTGTTTGTGATACCGCTGTGCAGAGCGCATCACGACGAGTTGCACGCTGATCCTGCGGCATTTGAAGCGAAGCACGGCGACCAGTTGGTGCTGTTGTTTCGGTTTTTAGATCGTGCGCTGGCAATCGGCGTATTAGCATGAACAGTGGAGATAACATGCGCGATATCTATGATGTAATGGATTTATGGGGTGCCTGGGCAGCGGCAGATAACAGCGGAGTTGACTGGCAGCCGATAGCTGCTGGATTTAAAGGATTAATACCATACGGAAAGAAGTCTCGTCTTCAATGTGACGATGATGAAGGCATAATGATTGATGGATGTGTGGCGCGCCTGAAGAAACATAAACCTGAAGAGTATGAATTAGTAATAGCTCACTTTGTTGTAGGGATTTCGCTACGCTCGTTAGCAAAAAAACGCAAATGTTCGGATGGGACAATTCGAAAAGAATTACTAACAGCTTTAGGATTTATTGAAGGGATTGTCTCGATAATCAATTGAAATAAAAGATAAAACAAGGCCACCCGAAAGGTGGCCTTGTTGTAACACTATTGTGCGCGTTTTAAGAGTTGAGTAAAAAAGTTGTTGTCGTCATCACTTTTTACTCTTTCTTTAACCTTCTGATTTTGAGGGAAAAAATCCTTTAAACTTCTAACCTGAGAACGTTGGTAAGATTGTTTTAGTGTCATAAGTATCTCCTGTATGCTTAAGACCGAATGAAAAAGTGATGGTTCATATCTTTATCAAAGTAATGTTTTCGCTTTACCCAGATAAAACCATCAGCTTTGGAAATGATTGCTACGTCGATCGGACCACCAACAGTCTCCGAGTCATCAGAAACTTTACGTTTGAATGCGGTAAGATTCACCAGCGATTCAGCCATGTACGCTAAATCTTGTTTTGGCAAAAACTTGATCATATCCACCACTTTTTTTACATAGTTTTGATGGACAAAGTTGCCAATTCGAGCGTTACATTCCGCAACAGTATTCTGTACAACACCTAGTATAGCGTCTTGCGCTTCAACTAGTTTGTCATTTGGTATCATTCTTTGAACTACGTCGTCAATACCGTCCAAAAGATTACCAATCGAATCTTCATATTCTTTATGGAAAGCAGTTATGAGATTACTACTGACTCCTTGCATGAAAGCGCCAACTTCTTCTTCTTGAGCGAAAGGTGTTACTCCACACTCTCCACCCGATGAGCATTTACCTTTATTGGTGCTTTTTCTGATTTTGTCATTGAAGAAGCCGCAAACATCATAAGAAAGCACCTTAGGATAAAAGTCTTCCTCACCATATCCGGCGATCACTATCCCTGTAATGTTACCGATGTCGCTTTTTTTACATATCATAGCTGCAAACACATCACAAATAGCATGTAGCAAGGACCGTGGTATTTCCTCTGTAGGAATCGAAGTAAACTTCTCGGCGACAATGCGAACAGTCACTTCTTTGCAAAACTCACGAGCACCGTCCATGTCGTCGCCCGAAAATCCATCAAGAAACTCTGTATTGGACAAGTGCTCAAGGAGTTCGAGACAATATTCCTCTAGTTCCTCAAAAAAAACATTATTATCAAGAGGATTCCAATAATTATCTGGCTTGGTGGCCGCGAAAGAGTCAAAAAGCAGATTGAAAACATCTTCACTAAGGAACTGATAAAGGTGACCTTCTCGCATGCCAGCAGTTACTATTGGGAATGAGGATTCAAGAAACTTGAAAAAGTCATCAGCATAATCTTCGAGATTTGGAAAATGAGTTGAACCTAACTGTTTTCGGTAAGCTTTGATCACTAGTTCCCAAGGTGCAGAACACAAATCGCCGCTTCCATATACCATCACTCCAACTGGATGATGCTTAGTTAAGGCAAAAAGTTTTTCAGCTCCGTTATAGATTTTATGTTTGCCGCCTCCAGAAATAGTTACGGCTGAGTCAGCAGCCAGGGCTACAGCAGATTTGTTGAATACAGCGATTTCAGCAGTCATTTTTATACATTCAATTAGGTGAATTCTGAAAATTCAACATACAAAAAAACTAACGCGTACGCAAAAACTATCGTACTCTGCTAAGAGTGGTTACTACGCCACGGACTTAAAACGATACCTAGGCCTCAATTTGCAGAGGCTTACAGCATTTAAGGGCTGCCTACGGGCGGCCTTTTTTGTTTCCCCTCATTTCTGAGAGGACTCACGGCAATAAGAGGGGGCTAAATGTCCGATCCTGTTTCTGGCACTACGGTAGCGGCTGGTGGTCTGATGGGGGCCAGCATGTTCGGTCTGGCAACTGGCATAGATTACGGTGTGGTGTTCGGCGCATTCGCTGGTGCGGTTTTCTACGTCGCTACGGCGGTAAACATCAGTCGACTTAAGCTGGTGGGCTACTTCATCACCTCATTCATCTTCGGCGTTATTGGCGCGCCTCTGCTTGGCTCTTACTTCTCCAAATGGACGGGGTATAGCGACAGGCCACTTGATGCGCTGGGCGCGGTAATCGTAGCCGCTATTGCTATTAAGCTGCTGACGTTCGTCAACAGTCAGGATTTGGGTAGCCTGTTTGGAATTCTCTCGCGTTTACGTGGTGGAGGGGCCAGCAATGGTAACAAGTGATCCGAGTGCGATGGCAAACGCAATTATCTCTGCTGTGATCGTTATTGCACTGATGTTCTACCAGCGCGGCGGGGCGAGACATCGCCCTCTGATATCGCTGATGGCTTATTTCACGGTGCTGGTATACGCCAGCGTCCCTTTCCGTTACCTGTTCGGCCTGTACCATGAATCGCATTGGTTCGTGGTGCTGGTGAACGTCCTGATATGCGGCGCCGTTCTCTGGGCTCGTGGAAACGTAGCACGTATCATTGACGTCCTGAGGCATTCACATGACCAAAGACGAAATTTTTAATGCCATCCTCGGTAAAGAGGGCGGCTACGTTAATCACCCTGACGATAAGGGCGGTCCAACGAACTGGGGAATTACTCAGGCTGTTGCACGAGCTCACGGCTACATGGGTGACATGAAGAATCTGACGCGCCAGCAGGCTCTGGAAATTCTCACTGCTGACTACTGGACGGGTCCACGCTTTGACTTGGTATCTGAAGTTTCACCGGCCATCGCCGCTGAGCTTTGTGATACCGGCGTGAACATGGGGCCAGCAGTACAGACGAAGTGGTTCCAGCGCTGGCTGAACGTCTTCAACATTCAGGGCACGCTTTATCCTGACCTGATAGCTGATGGCTTTATTGGCCCGCGAACTATCAGTGCTCTGAAAGCTTATCTTTCCAGGCGCGGAAAGGAGGGCGAGTTGGTAATGCTTCGCGCCATCAACTGCAGCCAGGGGCAGCGTTATCTGGAACTGGCAGAACAGAGAAGCGCAAGCGAGACGTTTGTCTATGGCTGGGTAAAGGATCGGGTGGTTGTATGACGTTGGAAATGATTATTGGCATCGCTGCGGCTGTTCTCGCTGCTATTGCCGGTGCTTTTGGCATTGGTCATGTTCGTGGCACGAGCAAAGCCGAAGCAAAAGCAGAGCAGCAACGTACCGAAGAGAAGGCCTCAGCCACTGAAGCAGTAGCCGAACGCCGAGTAGAAGCAACTAAAGAGGCCAGCAATGTACAGCAGACTGTTAACCGCATGCCTGATGACGATGTTGATCGCGAGCTGCGTGACGCGTGGAAGCGTCCCGGTGGTGGTTGATACCGCCTGTGACTGGGTAAAGCCAATCTACCTGACTGATCACGACATCGACGTTATGGACCGCCAGACGAAGAAAGATATCCTGGCGCATAACAAAGCATGGCAGGCGAACTGCCAGAAGGTGAGTCCATGAGTTACACGCGGTGTACCTTTTGCGGATCAGGGTTACACACCCGCGAGAATTGCCCGCATACATGGAGTGGCAACGCTCGCCGGGTGAATTTGCGCTGTAGCTACTGCGGTGCCACCGGTCACAATTCTAACGCCTGCCCGCACAACGCCAGCAGCGCGAATCGCCGCCGTCTGAATGATGATTTCCACCTTGATTAATGGTTATCCTCTACAGGGGATAATTACTCACATATCCCTTTGAGAGGATAAATCATGCCTCCTCGCACACCAAAGGCCTGTCGCGTTCGCGGCTGTCGAAACACTACCACCGATCCATCAGGTTACTGTGAAGCCCACAAAGGCGAAGGTTGGAGGCAATACAAGCCAGGACAAACCAGACAGCAGAGAGGATATGGTACTAAGTGGGAGATTATCCGTGCACGCATCCTGAAGCGTGACAATGGTTTGTGTCAGAGTCATATCAAACAAGGGATCATTAAGCAGGCGTCATGTGTTGACCACGTCATACCGAAGGCTCAGGGCGGCACAGACGATGATGCCAATCTACAGAGCCTGTGCTGGTCATGTCACGCCACGAAGACAGGAAAAGAAGGTCGCAAGTGAGAGTGATTATCATTTGGTGTTAACTAGGGGGAGGGGGAGGTCAAATCTCTGCAACCCCTAGCCTTCCGGACTGCCCGCCTCCTCGAATTTTTTTACCCGCGAAAAATCAAATTTAACCTGGAGTGTCGCTTATGGCTGGAACGACGGGGCGTTCCGGGCGTCGCCCCAAGCCAACGGCGCGCAAGGAGCTGGCTGGTAACCCCGGCAAGCGAGCCCTAAATAAAGAAGAACCAGTTTTCACACCCATTAAAGGCGTTGAACCCCCGGAATGGTTTTCCGAAGACGATGGTATGCCGATGGCCTCCGTCATGTGGGAACTGACCACGAAGGAATTATGCGGGCAAGGTCTTCTCTGTGTAACCGATCTTGCGGTGCTGGAACGCTGGTGTGTGGCATACGAGTTCTGGCGTCGTGCTGTCAAAAACATCGCCCGTGATGGCCTTTCAATCGTTGGGGCCATGGGTGGAAAAATTAAGAACCCGGAACTTACAGCCAAGAAAGAACAGGAATCAGAGATGAGTTCTACCGGTTCAATGCTGGGGCTTGATCCGAGTAGCCGCCAGCGTCTGATCGGTATGGCCGGTCAGAAAAAAACCTCAAACCCATTCCTGAAGATGATCAACTCATGAGCCGGAAATCGTACCCTAACGTTAACGCCGCGAATCAGTACGCCCGCAACGTTGTGCGGGGTAAAGTCCCGGCGTGCCAGTTTGTCATTCAGGCCTGCCAGCGTCATATCGACGATATGGCCCAGGAGAAGAGCCGAAAATTCCGGTACCGCTTTGACAAGGATATGGCGGAGAAAGCCGCAAAGTTTATTCAACTGTTGCCGCATACCAAAGGCGAATGGGCGTTTAAGCGGATGCCGATCACCCTGGAGCCGTGGCAATTGTTCATTGTCTGCTGCGCATTTGGCTGGGTACAAAAAGGCACTAAGCTTCGTCGCTTCCGTGAGGTCTACACGGAAATACCGCGTAAGAATGGTAAATCGGCTATCTCTGCTGGGGTGGCGCTGTTTTGCTTTACCTGTGACAACGAATTCGGGGCAGAGATTTATTCCGGCGCCACCACCGAAAAACAGGCATGGGAAGTATTCAGACCAGCGCGCCTGATGTGCAAACGTACGCCGCTGCTGGTGGAGGCGTTCGGTATTGAGGTGAACGCTTCTAACCTGAACCGTCCCGAGGATGGTGCACGCTTCGAGCCGCTTATTGGAAACCCCGGCGACGGGGCTTCACCACACTGTGCCATTGTCGACGAATATCATGAACACCCGACGGATTCGCTTTACACCACAATGCTGACGGGTATGGGCGCCCGCCGCCAGCCGCTGATGTGGGCTATCACTACGGCAGGCTACAACATTGAGGGGCCGTGCTACGACAAAAGGCGGGAAGTGATAGAGATGCTGAGCGGTACGGTACCGAACGAAGAATTATTCGGGGTGATCTACACGGTCGATGAAGGCGATGACTGGACAGACCCAAAGGTACTGGAGAAAGCTAACCCAAATATGGGCGTGTCGGTCTACCGTGATTTTCTGCTCAGCCAGCAACAGCGAGCCATCAATAACGCCCGTCAGGCTGGCGTGTTCAAAACGAAGCACCTCAACATCTGGGTTGCTGCCCGAGCGGCGTTCTTTAACCTTGTGTCGTGGCAGAACTGCGAGGATAAGACCCTTACGCTGGAGCAATTTGAGGGACAGCCCTGCGTGCTGGCGTTCGACCTGGCACGCAAACTCGACATGAACAGCATGGGGCGTCTGTTTACGCGGGAGATTGATGGTAAAACGCATTACTACTGTGTCGCACCGAGATTCTGGGTGCCCTATGACACGGTGTTCAGCGTTGAAAAAAATGAAGACCGTCGTACTGCTGAGCGTTTTCAGAAATGGGTTGAGATGGGATTGCTGACGGTAACGGATGGTGCAGAGGTTGATTATCGCTACATTCTGGAAGAAGCCAAAGCAGCGAACAAACTCAACCCGGTAAGCGAATCACCAATAGACCCGTTCGGCGCAACTGGCCTTTCCCATGATTTGGCAGATGAAGGTCTTAACCCCATCACGATCATCCAGAACTACACCAATATGTCTGACCCGATGAAAGAACTTGAGGCCGCTATTGAATCTGGGCGTTTTCATCATGACGGCAACCCAATCATGAGCTGGTGTATCAGCAACGTCGTCGGGAAATACCTGCCAGGTAACGATGACGTGGTTAAGCCTATTAAGGAGCAGAACGAAAACAAAATAGACGGCGCTGTAGCGCTGATAATGGCGATTGGACGGGCAATGCTGAAAGAGCCTGGCGATTTCCTCTCATCCCTTGATCCGGACGACGACCTATTAATTCTATGAAATCACTTATTACTGATGTTATCGGGCTGGCTGGTTTCGGTCTGCTCACGTCCGGGGTTTACCTGCGTTTTGGTCTGGCCCCGGCGCTCATGTTCTCGGGTGGCCTGCTTTTTCTGGGTGCCCTGGCGATGGCCAGAAGGGGGAAGCGTGCTGCTTGATGCCTTATTCAGAAACGAATCACTGGAGAACCCGGCCACACCAATAACGGGGGATGTCGTTGACACCGACGGTTTGTTCAAGGCCGATGTGTATGTGAGCCCTGAAACAGCTATGAAGCTGGCCGCGGTATACGCCTGTATTTATGTCCTGTCCTCAAACCTTGCCCAGATGCCGCTGCACGTCATGCGAAAACACAACGGAAAAGTTGAACCGGCACGGGATCATCCTGCCTTTTACCTAGTACATGATGAACCAAATACCTGGCAAACCAGCTACAAATGGCGAGAGCTGAAACAGCGTCACATTCTTGGCTGGGGTAACGGGTACACCTGGGTTAAACGCAACCGTCGTGGGGAGGTGATTTCTCTGGACTGCTGTATGCCCTGGGAAACCACGCTGATCAATACCGGCGGAAGGTACACCTATGGGTTGTATAACGAGGAAGGCGCATTTGCCATCAACCCTGATGACATGATTCACATCCGCGCGCTTGGAAATAACCAAAAGATGGGGCTAAGTCCGGTAATGCAGCACGCCGAAACGATTGGCATGGGCATGAGTGGGCAAAAATATACTGAGAGTTTTTTCAGCGGAAATGCTCGGCCCGCGGGGATTGTAACTGTGAAGGGCGATATTAAGTCTGAAGGCTGGGATCGCCTTAAAAAGGTCTGGCAGAAGGCGGCTCTGGCGCTGCGGAGCCAGGAAAACAAAACCATGCTGCTTCCGGCACTGTTGCAAATAGTCGGTGGTGATAAACTTATCATCCCCTTTTGCTGATGGAGCTGCACATGAACCCATTCAAAGGCCGGCATTTTCAGCGTGACATCATTCTGTGGGCCGTACGCTGGTACTGCAAATACGGCATCAGTTACCGTGAGCTGCAGGAGATGCTGGCTGAACGCGGAGTGAATGTCGATCACTCCACGATTTACCGCTGGGTTCAGCGTTATGCGCCTGAAATGGAAAAACGGCTGCGCTGGTACTGGCGTAACCCTTCCGATCTTTGCCCGTGGCACATGGATGAAACCTACGTGAAGGTCAATGGCCGCTGGGCGTATCTGTACCGGGCCGTCGACAGCCGGGGCCGCACTGTCGATTTTTATCTCTCCTCCCGTCGTAACAGCAAAGCTGCATACCGGTTTCTGGGTAAAATCCTCAACAACGTGAAGAAGTGGCAGATCCCGCGATTCATCAACACGGATAAAGCGCCCGCCTATGGTCGCGCGCTTGCTCTGCTCAAACGCGAAGGCCGGTGCCCGTCTGACGTTGAACACCGACAGATTAAGGGCACTGTTGCAAAGTTAGCGATGAGGCAGCCTTTTGTCTTATTCAAAGGCCTTACATTTCAAAAACTCTGCTTACCAGGCGCATTTCGCCCAGGGGATCACCATAATAAAATGCTGAGGCCTGGCCTTTGCGTAGTGCACGCATCACCTCAATACCTTTGA